AAGCTGCGCCTTGTAAATATGGATCTTGCATGCCAAGTGCTTCTCTTTGCATTTGCATAGCTTGTAATTGATCTGGACTAAAACCAGCAACTTGTTCATCGATAACCACAGGATTACCTTGGTCATCGTAAAACACCTTTTCAGCAGCTCGCATCGCTCCAGGAATAAAGCCACCTTGTCCATCTAAACCAAATAATAATTGTTCTGTTAGCGGATCTAAGCCAGTTGCAACCTGGGTTACGCCAGCAGCAAAGGGTTGCTCGTTCGCGAGTGTAGGCGTTGGCATATCATCGCCTGTGGATAGATCTTGAGAAACGCCAACTGGATCAGGTGTGGGTTCTACTATAGGATCTGGTGTAGGTGGCACAAATGTTTCACCTCTTTCATTAAATGTAGGTGAACCGCCTGGGAACATTATGTCGTCTCTCAGGGGTATTGGCCCGCCAGGATTATACAACATATTTCCTACACCTCCACCTGGTTCACCGATTGAAATGGGAGGTATTGGTCTGCCTATACTTGGTGGTTGAATTGGTAATGGTTGTACTGGAGGCACTACTGGATCTGGAGATGGTTGCGCTTGTGCACTTTGCAGTTCTGCTAACTGTCTAGCAATATCTTCAAACCTTTGATCTATCGCAGATGTATCAAAAGCTGGAGGAGCAACAGGTTGTCTGTTTTCTAATGCAGATAGTCTTTCTTGTAATGAGCTAGGATCAAAAGCAGGAGGTGCTGTAACTGGCTCTCTACCCTCTAGTGCATCTAACCTAGCTCGCAATCTGCTTGGGTCGAAAGCAGGTGCTACTGGAGCAGGCTCTCTATTTTCTAATGCTGATAACCTTTCTCTTAATCTAGTAGGATCAAATCTTGGTGTTTCTCTAGCTTCTAATTTGGCTAATCTTTCTTGTAATCTACTTGGATCAAAAGGCCTTCCCGGTGTCGGTAGTTTAATTCTGTCTTGTATATCTCTTATAATTGATTCTCTATCAATACTAGGAGGTTTTGGCACTTGTATTCTACCAGTAATATCTTTAATTAATGCTTTTCTATCTATTTGTGGAGCTTGTGGTATATCTATACCTTCTCTTGCTATATTTAAAAACTGTTCTCTAAAATCTTCTGGATTAAATGTTGGTGCTTGTCTATTTTCTAACTCACTTAGTCTATTTTGCAAAGCAGAGGGATCAAATTGAGGTATATTAGATATACGATCACTTAATCCTTGTATGCCAGCCTGTAACTGTGAAGGATCAAATTGTGGAATGTTTGCTAATCTATCTTCTAAACCTGCAATACCAGCTTGTAGTTGTGAAGGGTCAAACTGAGGCAAATTAGCTAATCTATCTTGTAGACCACCTATTTGAGATTGTAAATTACTTGGATCAAATTCAGGTATATCTCTATTTCGTAAATCCTGTAATTGCCTCTCAATAGACATAAAATCATCTCTACCCGGTCTTTGTCCTAACTCTCTAATTTGTCTTTGCAAATCACTTGGATCAAATACAGGAAACTGTCTGCTCTCCAGCTCTGCTAGTCTTGCCTGTAATGCGCTTGGATCAAATTGTGGTATTTCTCTGCCCTCTAAGAGTCTAAGCCTCCTGCGCAAACCAGAGTCATCAAAGCTTGGTGGCGGAGGCACAGGTCTGCCAACTGCAACTGGACTTGGTTTTTTACGACCTACGCTAAAGCTCGGTGCTGACATTCTCATGGTTATGAAGGCTCCGCTCTGCTAGCAAAGGTATCCATCATCTTATACATATTATCCATACCGCGCTCTCTGTCTTCGTTTAAGGACGGTATTAGGCTAATAATACCATTACTATCAGATTGTATTTCATAGGAACCAGCGCCTCTTACAGCTTGTCCTGTCATCACAAATTCACCATCGCTTAACATAGCTGGTATATCATCGCTAGTTTCTGTGCCTGGACCGTTTATATCGCCATCCATTCTAGGAAACTGGCTCGGATCCATCTCTCCACCCTCTTGCATTTGCACAGCTCCGCCTTGTGCAAAAGCCATAATACCACCAGCTCGCATACCTCTTGGTTTACCACCTGATAGTTCTGGCAAAGTGCCTGCCGGCAATAATCCAAACTCAACTGGGTTTGGCGCAGCTTGTCCCATTCTTCTTGCGATCTCAGCTTCTATATTGTATCTGCCTGTCGGACTCATGGTTGTTAATGGTGTTAGAGGCACGCCTTTTTGTTTTTTTGCATCCTCATATGCTAACTTACCTAAACCAGACGCCAACGCGCCGATACCACCCAATTTAAGCATGTCACCAAAGCCGCCGCCTTGATTTTGACCGCCGAACAGACCTGCAAGTCCGTCGCCGCTTGGACCTGTACCTAAGGCGTCTTCAACGCTTTGCGGTAAGAACATAGCGCTAAGTCTTTGCATTAAAGTTTTGTCTTGCACCGCAGCTTGCGTCATTTGCATATTTGCTATCTGATCTGGTGTCAAGTTGGCAAGATCTGCTCTAGTAACTGGCCGACCATCTAAAGTTCCTATTACATCGCTTGTATCAGCCATACCGCCAGGCATACCTTGTTGTCCGCCACCAAATATACTGCCTATGCCACGCCTAAGATTGGGTCCTAACTGCCCACCAAGTATTCCTGTTTGTCCTGCGGCTGGATTAAAAAAGTTACCGATTCCAGTCCTGATACTTGGCCCTATGGTTCCACCAAAGATACCAGTTGATTTTGCTGCTCCAGTCGTTGCTTTTCCTAGACTACCAATACCGCCCACCAACTTACCAGCACCATAACCGCCAAGTGCTCCAGATACTGCGCCTTTTAATCCTTTACCTGCTGCTACATTGGTTGCAGCTCCGATTGCTCCAGCTAATACTGGCCCAACGCCAGGTATAAAGTTAGCTAATGGGCCTGCAATAGGTGCAACTTTTTTTACGACTTTCTTTAAGCTTTTACCTATTTTTTTGAAAAATCCAAACTGCTCTAAACCTGTCATTTTATTTAAGCTTGCTATACCTACACCAACTACGGCTTGTTCAGGATCTATGCCTGCTTGTTTAAATTTATTTTCTACAGCTTTTTCAAACTTAGCATCGTCAAAAAACTCAGGTGGCAGCACAACTTCGCCTGGTCGTAAGTGTGCTAACTGCGTATCATCGCCCTCGCCTAAAGCTGCAAGTTCTTGCGCTAATTGTGACATTGGCGCCATGTCAACTTGGCTGCCTCTGTTTAGTAAAGCATCTAAAGTTTCTCTATCTTCTGCCGAAAGGCGCGAGGTGCTATCACCAGAAAACGATTTTAAAAACCGTGGGTCTGTGTTCATGCTAGTAAAACCACCTTTAGGCTCAACATAAAAGCGTTCTGCATTTCTTTTTGCTACACGCTCTTCCTCAGGTGTTAATGATGGAGAAACAAGAAAACTAGCTAATTCTTTATCCCGATTTGATATAGGCCCTTTAGACATTGCCACGTCTTTCACAGCAGAGTCACCTGTTAGATTTGCTATTCTTTGCTTTAGTCTTTCGCTTATCATGGTGTACTTACTGTTACTGCTCCTATACTCATTGTTGCAGAGATCCCAGTTAAATAAGTTTGATGCTCATACAGGTTTCTAAACTGCGTTCCATCAAAGGCTTGGTGAACCTCTGTCGTTGAGTTAAATATAATAGCACCGGTGGCAAATTGCAACTCACTAAGGTCTGTGGAGTTAAACGATTTTATGCTGTCTGGATCAACAGAACCAAGGTTAATCTCTAATATTCTAATTAATCTGTTAAAAGTATCTGCCGAAACGGTGTCGCCATCAGCTAAAGGCAGTTGTGTAGGTAATAATTTACTCATTATCTACGCCCGGATGGTTGTACTTCTACTCTTGTGCTGCCAAGCCTCCACTTATAATTTTTTCTATCGTTGACGGCATTATCGTCATCTGATTCAAAACGCAACACAAACTGTCTAGCTCGTGATCGTAAAGATCCAAAGGTTGAGCTAGCAGTAATCTGCGTCGTTGAATCTGTTGACAGTGTTTGATTGTTAAAATCACGCCTTTTGACAACCACATTGATAGCTGGGTTTTGACTTGTGCCTGCCTCATTAACAAACAATATATCTGGCAAAATACGTTTTAAAAACACAAATCTATCGCCATCTGCAATATCTATGTCGGCTGATTCTACAAACACACCATCCATAGCGCTTTCGTCATCGTTAAACCCTTTCTCGTGCTCATAGATGCGTTTAGTAGAGCTTTCCTCGCCAGCAGCTAGAGGTTTATCTAATACACCTGCGGCCAGCCAACTGTAACGCTCTAACGTGCCAATACTCCAAGAACCTTCTTCATAGTTGTATATTGCGTATCTCGAAATCTCTGTTTCGTTATCAGTGCTTGATGGATAGAAAAACCATATTTCAGAAAACTGTTCGTTTAAACCTGCAAAACATTTGAAGGCTTGCGTATCATCAAGATCAGAAAAAACATAATCTTGCACGCTACAAGGCAGTTTTTGCACTGAGCCGTTGTAGTAATAAAAACCTTTTTTCGACATGTAATAAACACCTCGCGGTGAATTGGTGGCAGCCTTAGGACCTATTAAACCTGCGCCTTCGTTTATAAGATTGACGGCAAAGGTTAGAGGCGGTCCAATAAAATTCATCGAGTAAAGCGAGGTATCAGTCCAAATCAACACCTCTTGTCTTGCTTTTAAACCACCCACTATTGCAGAACCGGAAGATAATCTTAGTGATCCAGCAGTGTTAGTGGCTAACGGCTCAAACTCTAACGGGTTTTCTTGGTCACTAAATGCAATCAACATAGGATCTAGTACGCCTGTTCTAGCGCCGCTACTAATAGGATCAGCTCCTAAAATAATTAAATGTCTATCTGTTTCAGAGGTTATTACTTGCAAAGCCTTAGTTGGTACCAAGTTAGCTCCACTTGTAGTTGCTAAATTTACTGCTCTGGTGCTAACGCCATCGTTTTCTATCCATCTAAATATACCGCCTGCTCTTGGATTAATAATTAGATCTTCTCCATAATTATCATGCGTCCATAACCTTAAATTGTTTGTGTCTGATAGTTCAGTAGCAGACCCCCATGATCCAGCACCCCAAGCTCCAACACCCCATCCTGTAGATGGAACATACACATCTAAGCCAGAATTTAATAAATATACGGCATCAGTTGCTGAGCCGCCATTTCCTGAATCACTTGCATTTGCGGTAACTGTAGCTCCACTTGTATCTTTTGCAGTTATTTCATAAGTGTTAGTGCCTGTAACTAACGAGATTTGATATTCTTGATTAATAACTGTTGCTGTTATATTACCACCTAAGCTCACAGCGCTTGAGAAGGTTACAAAATCTCCGTTAACAGCGCCGTGAGCGCTATCTGTTACTGTTAAAGTTGAAGATCCGTTGGTGGCTGCAAACGTAGCTGCGTTAGTAGTGGTTTTTCTAATTGGAGTTATGTCGTTATATGCACCACCCTCTTCGATGTAATATTTATTAGTTGTGCCTATGCCTAGATACTTGTTACCCCCAAGAGAAATCCATGAATGTAAGGCTCTTGCAGAACCAACCAAGGTATCAGAGGAAAGTTTTTCCCAGCCGCCTATTTTTTCGACTCTGCCTTTTCTAAAACGAATTTTATCGCCGTTCACCCAACCACCTTCGTTGGAGTAATCGGTTTCCTCTTTGTTTATACCAGGCTTAAAATTAAGTTTTGATAGCGGCATGAGGCGACATCTAAGCTAACCTAATGATTGCGCCAGTCGCAGTAGCACTAGGAAACACTATCGTAAAATCCCCTGCGGTTGAGGTTTTATCTCCACCAAAATCTATCGCTGCTACAGCTTTGTCTGATTGCGTGTCGTTATAGATCAAACATCCTCTTGCTGTAACCGTGGCGTTACTAAAGGTTAAATCTGCAAAGTCGCACACAGCTGTCGTTCCAGATGTGGTTGGAGTCACGCTTGTTAGCGCTGAACCGCCGGATGTATAGTTTGTGCCACTTGCCTGCCCTGTTGTGACAAAAGCTGTCGTGCCTGCTCCTAATGTTGCAGAGCTAGTGTATAAAGCCAGTTTGAATGAATTACCACTAGACGCTGTAAAGTTATGTGTGCCGACTAACAACTCTTGTTTAAAGCTTGTACATATTGCTGATGTTATTGCCATTATAGCTCCTTCAATATTTTAGCCATGTCGCTGTGGCCTTGTTTTTCTAACAAATTTGCATAAGTCGTATTTTGC